CTAATCAACAATAGCCTGTATTAATAACACAAAATCACTACGATTAATATTATCAGACTTACCCGATAAAAATCCCCAACCCTCGGATTTATTCGTTTTTTCGTCTAGGCCATAACCCGCCAAAATGACAACATCACCGGAACGCATTGAAACGGTTGTTGTCAGACTCCGATTATCAAGCGTTGGTGTATTGTTTACGCCTGTTTCAGTGGTTTTAAAAGCACTGTCGGATTGGTAGAAATCCAACTCAATGCGATTTGAAAATACTGTCGGCGTAATCTGCCAGACTAAACCGCTATCACGATATTCAATGTTTTGCGTTACCGTGCCATTATCCGTTGTTGTGCCGGTTAAAACTGGCGTACTGCTACCGACTTTTAACGTAACTTGTTTACCGGACAACGTTTTACTGATTGGACTGGATAACTGCACGTATTCGCTTGAGCTATCCAATAATGGCAAAAGTGCGGTCAATGCAGTGCTAGAAATACTAAAATAACCCTGTGAAGCGTTAGCCTCAAAACGATAATTAAGCTTTCCGGTTAAAATATTAACTAAACCAGTTAAAGCATTAACATTAGTTTTGCTCTTTGTTGTGGCGTATAAATAACCCCTCAACGTAACAGATTTGCGCGGAATATCCGCATTAGCCATCATCTGTTTAAATTTTGCAATTTCGTCGGGTACATCATTAAAAAATATGTAATCTGAAGTAAAAGACACCGCACTTTTATCACTTACGGCATCAGCAAGTTCTTTCGGGGTCCGGTAAGCAGGCTTATATTTATATAATACCTTTTTCGGCTGCACAGGTTCGGCAGGTTTTAACACAAAATAACGGTAAGTTTTACCGTCTATTTTAAGGTTTATGCCACTGTCAGCCAATAACTGCTTATAAGATTTAGCAAAATCTTTTTGTTGTGTATCAATGCGGAAAGATAATGATTTATCCTGTGCCAACAGATCAGCAGAAACCGAAAAATTACCCTGAATTGATAAATCATCAGCTATAACCTCAACAATCTGTGATAATTTTGCATTATTAAACGTGTAAACCTGTGCAAAAACAGGAAACGAAAAAACACATAAAAAAAGCGTATTAATTAAATTTCTCATTGTTTATCCTTGTCTTCGACCCGAATCCGTAAAAAATCCATCACTTTTTCGTTTGCAAGTATGATATATGGTAAACCGTCATCCGAACGAACTAGCTTGTCAGTTTTATAAGACATTGTGCCGTTATACTGGCAGACAATCCCATAAACACGACGGTTTACTACATATTTCCCACATAAATAAAGTGTTTGACTTAAAGTTAAATCAGTTTTAATAACGTTAGAACCCTGATTTAAAAAATCTTCACCCTTTATTAAATCTGATTTTTTTGCATTATCTTGAGTGATTTTATTTTCATTTGTCGACGATTCATTTTTCGGTCTATTAGTCTCTTGAACCTTTGATGTGCCAGTAGTAAAAAAACGGTAAATATCACCACCTTTAGCTAACACCAAAAACACCAATAAACCGACCAAAAATAAAAATTTTATACTTTTAAAACCGTTTGTGCGCCCGTCTAACTTGCCAAAATCGGTGAAATTACCATCAAAGGATTTATAAAGATCATAAATTTCCTTTTCGTATTTGCCGTAACTTGTACCAAGCATTTGCTTTTTGTACATTTTGGGCGAACTATAAACATCAACCCGATAGCGATTATTTGCGCCAACCGCTGAAAGCTTTGTCATTTCGTAACAAGCTTCAAGGCGGTTTTTAATAAATTTGGGAATTTCGCTAACGTCCTGATTAATAACGTGCAATTCACAAGGTTTACCATCATCAGAAGTAAAATGGCGGTGTTCAGCAATAAAACTTTCGCGCCGTTCGCCGATTTTTTTTACATCTTTAAAAACACGCCAAACCTCATCAATGACAACCACATCACCGCGATTAACCACGGTTTCACCATCTTCCGCGCCCTTAAAGTAAAAAAAGTTATCTGCTATAACGTCATCATCAGATACAATTTTGAGCGTGCCAACTTTGTCAGGGTCAACTCCCATTTTGTCAATGATATAACCTGTTATTTTGGTTTCATCTAGACCGACAATGTTTGTGACAACGTTACGCCCCTCTGCTAGTTTTGCCAAAACTGCAATACGAAAGGCTTCGTACGTTTTACCGCCTCCAGGTTTACCGGAATACGAAAAAATCATAATTAACTACCTATAAACGGAATACGACGGATTAAAAAGCGGACGTTAAAGGCAGTCAAAATTAACTCTATCCCCTCTTTAAGTTTGATGTAATTGAGAAAATATGATATGCCCTCGCCAAAATTACTGTATTTTGATAGATCAAACTGTGCGGTTTCAATCAGACCTATCAAATAATCAATGCCATAGCTGATAGCGATAAAAATAATTAAAAATAACAATGCTTTAATGAATACAATCTTTAAAAACATCGCTATAGATACAGGTACAGTTAAAATCATAAATAACTCCTATGCACTTAAAACAATTCGGATTGCTGCAAACGTATATAGAAACATCATCAAAGTGGCAAACTGCTCGCGTAATTGCGCCAAAATATCGCAATGCGCGGAAATAACGAAAGTTTTACCCATTAAAGCAAATTGAGGTTTAGGACAATCGCCCCCATTAATATCAACCTTTGCAGAAAATTTATCTTTCAAGGCTTTTTTAAGAGGTGCAAAAGCTTCATCTATGGATGGAGCTTCAAAAAAATCAACGGATTCTTTATTTTCATCTTCTTTTCCGTCTCCTTTGTCGCCATCTCCTGTTTTATCGCCCTTGCCATTGCCTGCACCACTACCATTACCACCGCCCGAGCCTTTGCCATCACCATCTGACGCTTTGCCATCACCATCTTTATCACTATCTTTTACTTTACTATCTCCCTTTTTATCGGTTTTCCCATCATCTTGAGCGCCTTCCTTATCACTATCTTTTTCAGTCTTTGTGTTTGATGATTTTCCACCGGTTGCATTACCTGCACCTACTTTGCCTGTATCATCTTTACTATTGCCACGTTTATCAGGGCCATCAGAACCTGAACCGCCAGTCTGACCACTTGAACCATCATTATTATTACCACTATCTCCCCTATGTTCTTTAACCTTACCATCATCACCATTATTTTTATTATTATCACTAGTATCAGGCAAATCAGCGTATCCGTCTAAATCGGTTTCTTTTCGGCAATCCATACCGGCACCACAATCAATATGTAATTTGGGCGTGCCATCTGGATTAGTTTCTTCTCCCTGACCAGTTTTAACTTTACAAAAACTAGAACCATCAGCTTCAACAAGACAGGCATTTTTAGAGCCATCATCATTTTCACGGGCAAAACAATATGCTTCTCCATCATTTTTACCTTTACAAGATTGACCATTAGCCAAACCATTAGCTAGATCACTAGCTGCTTGACAATTACCTTGGGATAATGCTTTTTTTAATGCTGATACAATAGGGCCTTTAAATTGATTAGGTGCTTTAAATTCAACCCCTTGAGCAAACTTCCAAATACCATCTCTTTTTGATTTATCCCAACGCTTACCGTAAATAAACATAATATAATTTTCAGTTGTATCCTGTATTACATCATCACGGGGAGCACCTGAATCGCCATACTGTACATTCACAGGAATGGCAGAACTATCACATTTTGAAAAATCGAAATTACCTCTATTCTCACCTTTTGAATATTCGTTATACCAAGCATTGATACGCCAGTAAGTGCCCTCTGAAAAAGCAGAATTAGATATTAATAAAAAAGGAAAAATTAAAATTACCCTTTTAAACCAGTTATTAAAGCCCAAGAACATATCAGACCCCATAAGAAATAATATAAATCAACAGTTTGCATATATGAAAAAGGGAGGACAAAGCCTCCCCCCTCCGAGCTTAATTATTAAGCACGTTTAATAAAACCTAATGCAATGCGAACACCTGCAATAGCAACAAATGCAACAGCAATTGCAGCACCTGCGGTTGTTACTTCTTGGCTAATGCCCGAAAAGTCAACACTACCAAGAACGCCCGCAGCAGAAGCATAACCTGTAGCTAATGATAAACCAGCAACAACAGCAATATTGCGTTTAATGTTTTTTAAAAATTTAGACATTTTTTAAATCCTTCTTAATAAATTCAAAACAATGCCTTTTGAAATACCTAAAAGATAAAAAGCAAAAGGCAGAAAAAACGCCATTAAAAATGCGTCATTATGAACCGCTTCAACAGGTGATAGATGAAACGACCCACTATTTTGAACAACAACAGGCTGACTAGGCATTGAAGGCGTTGTCGGTGTTGTTGTTGTGCAAAATCCTGTACACATATCAAGCACCAAAGACTAGATATAAAAGACCTGTGCCGAGCAAGAATCCGATTGTGCTTGCTCCACACATTTTTAAAAATTCAATCATTTCGAAGGTCTCAATTCATCAATAACGGAATTTTCATTAAAGTTATAAACTATCCCCGTTCTACCACCTTCCATAGCCCATTCACGCGGAAAAACAAGAACTTGAACCATTTTATCTTTTAACCCATCAACCATATTTTTAAAACCGTGGTTAAAAGTTTTGTCATCAACGCGCATTTCCTGCGTTACCGTATTGTAACCGCCGTAATTATTCGGCTCTTGGAACTCAACCGCCATAAAATGACGCGTTCTTAATTCGCCTGTGTCGCGGTTGGTATTTTCAACGGTGCGATAACCAAGCAATTTGCCAATAACGTAAAAACCAGTACGCATTTTTTAAAATCTCCTATATTAATTAATAACTAAGCTGCTTTTTTAACCAACTGAATAACACTTGGATATTGATAAAAATCGGGAGCTTTATAATCACGAAGCATAATTTCTTTTGTCGAAATAACGCGAGTGCATTGGAATTTTTCAACGTCACATAAAGTCGCAATATCAATTCCGATTTTACGAAGTCGAGCTCTATGTCTTTCAAGAGTACGATCAGAAATATCCATCAAATCATCTCCCTCAGCCCATCTCATAGCATAATCGGCAGTAGTTCTAGCCTGACGAGGATTATCAACAATGCCAGAAAATAAAAGCTGTTCAGCAATATTTTGACGGGTCATTTTATTTACACGTAAACTTTTCGGCATATTTAAAAAATCCTCTTGAACTTTACCTAGTTTTCCCAAAGCTGAAAAATCGCTAATGCCCCAAAACTGCAAATTTTCACGTTGTAAAAATCGTGAATGCAATTTTTGTTCAAAACGTACTACCCCATTTTCTTCGCAATGATTTAGCACTTTTTTGTAATACTCAAATTCTACGGTACCCTCGAATTTATTCTTAATTTTGGTGTAAGAATTGAGCTTCATTTCTTCATGCTTAATGTAACAACAAGGATAAATTAAATTTGCATTGCCTTTAACGCTTAACCAGTCAGCAGTAAAGCCGTTAGTATGCAAACGACCAACTGAATTACGGTAACGCATTTGTGACAACGCTTTAATAAAAGTTCGTTCGTTACCCTTGCCTACCACTTTATTCGTAGTTATATCAATGCGTTTAATGATTGCTCCGTTTGAATATTTTGTAGGTTTACTACCCTCTTTTGACTGACTATAAAAAATATCAGTGCAACGAGTAAAAATAGGCAAACCTAAAGAAGTTAAAATATTATTAAAACAGGCAATGCAACCATCAATTGTTGTAAAGCCGAATAAATTTTCAACTTTACCCCAACGACTAGGATTACCCTCCATTCTAATGACCGAACCGCGAATCTTTATGCTTATTTGATCGCAATAGCTACCTTTATGAATATAAGTAGGAACTTTTATCCCCTCTTGTAACTCTCCAGTATCGAGATGAATTCCAACCGTACCGAAATCGCAAAATTTACGAATAACGTTATCAGGGATAACGAATCCAAAATCCTGCTCAACAGTCAACCAGTCAAAATGAAAATCCATAATGTATACAAGTTACAAGTTATTTATAATAATTTAAATATACTAGTAACTTGTTAATTGTCAATATATGTATTGATAAATTTGTATACAAAAACTAAACTTTACACAAATTTACACAAAAGACTTATAAAATGAACAAGACAACAGACAAAACAGTAAGATTAAAAAAGCAAGAAGCTAGCGACTTGAAAGACTTATCATTCGAGTTAACAAAAAAGGCAATAACGGCAGGACATCAAAAATTATATAGAGAATCAGATATAGTGCATTTTTTAATCGAAAACATATCAAAAAGTATAACCATAGATAAAGAGGGAAACTTATGTTTAAACAAAGACTTACTATAATAATAATAGGTTTATTATCAATACAAATAGCAACCGGAAAAGAACTGAAAGAAAAATACAACGAAGTAACAAACGTAAGTAATAAAAGGATTGAAAAACAAAAAATTACAATTCAAACGGAAAAAACAAAAGAACCCCCACAAAAAGCAAAACTAGAAAAAATAAAACACAAAAAATAAGGGGAAAACCGACAAACTTGCGTATAAAGTTCGGGTGTAACAGAACCCCCGAACTTCTTTGGGCGTTTTTTGATCAATTTCGCGCGGCGTGAAAAATCGCTAATCAACCACATTTATCCCCTAGTTTATCAACAGATATTGTTAATAAATTTTTCAAAACAACTTTTATAAAATTTAGTAAAAAATATTTTTTATTGCATAAAAATAAAATTTTATTCTGTTAATTGAGCTCACCGGGAACAATTTTAAAGAATTATATTCTGCATTTAAATATGCCGGCGAATTGCCGGCGAATCAGCAAACTGGCAACAAATTGCCGGCGAATTGGCAACTTGGCAACAAATTAACGGCGAATTGTCAGCGAATTGACGACAGTCTTAATTCATTCCTTATTGGAAATCCCCTAAATTAATAACTAACTTCGCATAATATAGTTTTATGTTACGCTCATTACGCGGTCGGGAAATTTTACCGCTCCATTCGCTCAACATAAAATTTGACATTATGCGAAATTAGTTATCCGGTAAGTGAAAACTACGGATTAAGAAAATCACAGAGTTATCAACAGGCACTATTTACTGGTTAAGCAGTACAAAACAATGCATAAGCGCACCATAATGAGATTGTTTTAATAAAGTTATACATGCCTAGGGATTATTGTAAAAGGATTTGTAAATCAATTTATAATTTGATATTTGATTTTCTTTAGAGAGGCTTTTGGGTGTGTTAAAGTTTTGGCTAGTTAATTTTTTCATTCATAAAAAATACCTGTTGCTGAATGTATCATCCAGAAACAGGTATAATTTTAACTATATTCTTCAGTTTAAATTGGTTGCTACTGTCTTCTTAATTTATCATTCTCACGACGAATTTCATTGTATTTTCTCGTATCCGCATTAATTTCTTTTACTACATTATCTTCTAGTTCACCAAGTTCTTTGTTAACTATGTTAATGGCTTGATTACGTTGATTAATCATTTTCAATCTAGTTTCGTTTGTCACTTCTGTTGTAACGTATTTAGTAGATTCTAAAATTAATTCAGAAAGCGTTTTGAAACCTTCTATGCCTTTCGTTTTTAAAGCAGAAAAACGAGTATCGGTAAATTGAATAGCATTTAAGCGGTTAGAGACATCTGAAAATTCTTTCGCTAAAGTTTCATACATTCCGATTACCTTGTTCGGATCTTTCTCAGAGCGTATAATGCTTAGCGTTGAATTCATGTTTTTAATTGTTTTATTTGCCGAATCACGCCATTCTTTATATTTTTCAAAATCTGATTTTACAGTCTCATAAGCTACCTTTGCTTGCTCCTCTGCTGCAATTTGTTCTTTGCTCGGTCCTTTTGGACCACAAGCGGTCAAAATGCTAAAACTCAGTGCGGTAACCAATAATTTAGTTGTTAGTTTCAT